TTCTAACTTAATTAGTATTATATCTCCCAAAGATATTGATAATATTAAACATTACATTTAAAAAGTATACTAATTTTATATTGGTATACTTTTATTTTTTATATGGGTTCACAATTTTTTTAATTCTTTTAATTTTACTAAAATGTTAAAGTTAAGATTTTCAGCACCGTTCATTAAGAAGTATATGGATGGTAAAATTACTGTCTGCAAGTATGAATGTGCTATTGTAGACAATTGTACAAAAGAAGTTATTACTTCTTTCACTGTTACAGGTAGTGCTAAATGTGCACCTAGTGATTCTGTAGATGAGGGATTTGGTGCTAAATTAGCTGACAGTAGAGCTAAACTTACAGCTTATAAGAAGGCAGCTTCTTATTATCCTAAAGAAGAGGTTAGGGCTATGATGGATCAGATTATGAATGTAGCCCCTACTATTAGGTTTGTTGACCAAATGTTCTTTCTTAAGAAAAAGGAAGCAGACCATATTGCAGAGATTTGTAAAGTATGAAGTATGTTATTGATGAGTCAGTAGTAGAAAAATCCAAATTAACTCTTCCTGAGGTATTTGCTATGTTACTTGTCAAGACAGGAGCTAATGTTAAAGAAACTTTTTCTGATTTACTAAAGAAAGAAGGAGTAGTTTTATCTCCTACAGAAGGTAAATATCTTGCTACTCAAAGATGGAGTGATATGTGTGATAATATTTTACTTTCTTCAGAGAAGACTATTCCTACTGATGAAGAATTACTTCCTTTAGTAGAAAAGTTAATGTCTATATTTCCCCAAGGCAGAAAACCTGGAACTTCATATTATTATAAATGCAATCAGAAAGAAGTATCTAGTAAATTAAAAATTTTCTATAAAATCTATGGTGTAAAATATACTGAAGAGGAGATAGTAGAAGCTGCACGTAGATATGTAGATTCTTTTAATGGGGATTATACATTTATGCGAATTCTCAAGTATTTTATATGGAAAAAAGATAAAGAGCAAGGAGAAACATCTGAATTAGCAACTTTCCTTGAAAATGCAGGACAGGAAGATGAAGATACTACTGATAATAGTTGGGTAAATGAACTAAAATGATATGTTTAAGAGGGTATTAGCTAACTTAAATACTCGAAGAGAAAGAGTACTCAGTGGTAAGTATAATTGTATTCCTCTTGCATTTTCTAGATTTAGACAATATTTTCCTGGAATTGAAAAGGCAAAATATCTGCTCCTAACTGCAAATCAAAAGGTAGGTAAGAGTAAACTAGCAGATTTTTTGTTTATTTATGATCCTCTGTTTTTCATCATGGAGCATCCAGAATTAAAGATAAAAGTATTATACTTTACTCTTGAAGTAAGTGCTTCAGAGAAATACAATGAATTTCTCTGTCATCTTTTATACAAACTGGATGGTATTCATATATCTACTACACAACTCAAAAGTACTCAAGATCCTGTAGATCAGCATATATTAGATTTGTTAGCATCAGAAAGATACAAACCTTATATAGAAGCCTTTGAAAACATGGTGACTTATATAGAAGATATTAAAAATCCTACAGGTATAAATAAGTACTGTAGAGAGTATGCTCTAAGTCATGGTCATTATGTTTATAAAAAAGAAAAGCGTGTTGATGATTTAACAGGGGAAGTTAGGGAAATAGATGTAGTAGATTCATATGTAGCTGATGATGAAGAAGAATATAGAATCATAGTGATAGATAATGCTTCAAATCTTGCACTTGAAAGTGGCATGAAGTTGAATGAGAATATAAGTAAAATGAGTAAGTATTGTATTACTCTGAAAAATCAACTTAGATATATAGTTGCACTTATTCAGCATCAAGCACAGGCTCAAGAAGGACTTGATAGTATTAAAATGGATAGAACTTATCCTACTCCTGATGGTTTAGCAGATTGTAAAACTACTATTAGAGATATTGATATAGGTATAGGTTTATATAGTCCCTATAAATTCCAGAAAAGAACTTTTGAGGGATATGATATTACGAAATTTAAGAATAACATACGCTTTATGAACATTATGGAAGATAGAGAGTATGGTGCAGGAGGTCACATATGCCCATTATTCTTTGATGGAGCAGTTTCAGACTTTAAAGAACTTCCTTTACCTAATGATTCTGAAGGAATGGCTAAGGTGTATAGTTATCTTGAGAAAGTAAGATGTGTGAAAGTATCAATGTTTACTTTTAATAATAATTTCATTAAGAGGGTTGCAAATAACAAAATAAAGAATTACCTTTGCAACCTGTTTCATTTAAATAAGAATGGCAAATAATATTATTTTATTAGGAAAAAGTGGTTCAGGTAAGTCTACTAGTATTAAAGGACTTAATCCTAAAGAAACAGTCATCATCAACACCTTGAAGAAGAGACTTCCTTTTAAAGGAAGTATCACTATGTACAATGCAGATAATAAGAATCTATTTAATGTAGATGATTATACTACTGTAATAGCTTATCTGCAAAGTATTAGTGATAAAGCACCTCATGTCAAGAATGTAATTCTTGATGATATCATTTATGTGATGAGGAAAGAATACTTTAAGAGGGCTAAAGAAAATGGCTATGGTAAATATACAGAGCTTGCAGCTCATTTTCAGCAGATTATATCTACTTGTGAAAGTCTTAGAGAGGATTTGAATATTTTCTTTATACTTCATAGTGAGGATGTAACATCTGATGGTACTACTACTGGATATAAAGTATCTACTATAGGCAAATTGCTTGATAGTCAGTATAATCCAATAGAAGTAGTGCCTATGGTATTATATGCCTCCATTAAGTATGATGATAAAGGTGCTCCTACTTATGGCTTTTATACTCATGCTACTAAAGAGAATGGAGTAGAGATTCCTGCTAAAAGTCCTGCAGAAATGTTCTCTGAAGATTTCATTCCTAATGATTTAGGACTAGTAGTAAAAGCAATGAATGAATATTATGGGTAATTCCCATAATTTATTATTATTATAAATACAAAATAAAAACAAAAACAAATGGAAAACAAAATTTTAAATGCACGTGAGCTTGCTAGTGTAAAAAGAGTAGCTCAGAATGTAGATGCAAATTATCAGAAAGTATTGCGTCTCAGCAAGAAAATTGAAGAACTCACAGCTGAGAAAAATGATCTTCAAGAAGAAATTGATGGTTGGGAAGCTCCTGTAATCCGTAAGACTGGTTATAGGTCTACTGACCTTATAGAAAAGGTTATTGTACCTCAGGTAAATGAGGATGGTACTCCTAAGACAGATAAAGAAGGCAGGCAGCTTAAGGCTACTAAATTTGTCTTGAGATACCCTGATACTATTCTTCCTCCTGTTAAGGTAGAGGGCATTATTGAAGCAGCAGCAGACCAGGTGAGAATAGTACCTTCTACAACTGAAGGTCTTTCTGGCAGTGATTTTGATGTAGATGGGGAGAAGAATTTTGAGCCCGCACTTTAATTATTATTAATTATTAAAAAATAGATAGATATATGAGTAGAAATATATTAATGATGGCAGTAGCCAAAGGTAACAATTCCAGTACAACTATAAAGAGATATATTGGTTATGCTAATGTCAATATTTTAGCTATTAATCCTACTAAGGCTCAGATTAAAGACTTGATGGGCTATGAACCTCAGGAAGAGCCTACTTATGTAGGTACTATGGAGATTGATGGCAAACAGGTAAATTTCGCGAGAGTAGACTTTATTGTTAAGACTACTAAGGAAAGTGGAATAGATTATACTGGAAGAATATCTTTCATGATAAGAAACCAGTATAGAAAAGGCTCTCAGTCTGGCAAGTATATGGTAATAGATAAGTATAATAATACTGCTTGGGCTACTGAAGATGTAGTAAAAGCAGGAAAACAGATTGTATATTCTAATGGTCCTGCTAAAATTATTGGTACATATAGGCCTGCCTATGTAGGTGAATGGCAATTTATGAACTTTATTAGGCAGTTCCTATGGATTGGCAGTTCAGGTGAAACCAATGGTTTTGATTATGATAATGGTGTTTGGATAGAGAAGAAAGGAGAAAACCTTAACCAGTGTGAATGTGGTTTCTCTGTAGAAGAGCTGCAAGCTATGTTTAAGGGCGACTTTACTTGTGTAAAGGATGCTATTGCTCTTCAGCCGAATAACCAGATTAAAGTTTTGTTTGGCATTAAGACTAAGGATAATAAAGAGTTTCAGGACATCTATACAGATTTTGTCATGAGATCCAATGCATCTAATGCTTCTGCTTCTAGTAAATTCCAGGAAAAGGTAGAGGAAGCTAAAAACAATGGTGGCCTGCAGGATAGAATCTATGAATTCTGCCCTCTTAAAGAGTATGTAGTAGAGGCTACTGATTTCACTACACCTTCAACAGATCCTTTAGCTTCTAGTACTTCTGGCACTCCTTGGTAATTAACTTATAATTATATGATTAGCCCTGGAAAACCATCAAATTATAAAGGAATGTTCTTAGATAAAATCAGTGAAGCTGATATATTAGGATATTATCTAGGAATAAAAAGCATTCCTGCTTTAATTGTCAGTCCTTTAAGGTCAACTGACAATAAACCTTCATTTTCTCTTTATTCTCCTGATGGGAGACGTGTGAATTATATTGATTTTGGTAATGGAGATAGAGGGAGTTGTATGACTCTTCTTATGAAACTATGGGGTAAAGATTATAATGGAGTTTGTAAAAACATCCAAAAAGATCTTATAAATATGACCTCTATAGATTGTAAGAATACTAAAAAAACTATTACTAAAGTTCCAATATCTAATGAGCATTCTGAACTAAAGTGTAGAATAAGAGAATGGAGAGATTATGATATACAATATTGGAAATCCTATGGAGTTTCACTTGAGTGGCTAAAGTGGGCCGAAGTATATCCTATAATGTATAAAATTATAGTTAAAGATAATAATGAGATGGTGTTCAGAGCTGATAAATATGCTTATACATTTGTAGAAAGAAAGGATGGTAGAATTACACATAAATTCTACCAGCCTTTCAATACAGATGGGTATAAATGGCAGAATAGCCATGATAAAAGTGTATTAGGCTTATGGACTAAAATGCCTGAAAAAGGTGAGGCTGTCTGTATATGTAGCAGCTTAAAAGATGCTTTATGCTTAATGTCACATTTATCTATTCCTTGCATATGTTTACAAGGAGAAGGCTATCCTATCAGTGATACAGCTATAAAAGAACTGAGAAAAAGGTTTAAAGACATTTACATATGCTTAGATAATGATAAAACAGGTATTAATGATGCAGAAAAACTTGCAGCATCTACAGGTTTTATTAATGTAGTTATACCTCCTTTTGAAGGAGGTAAGGATATTTCAGATTATTATAAAGTATATGGAGAAGAAAAATTTAATACCTTTTTCAGAGACTTATTTAAAAATACTAAGGAAGATTGGTATAATGAACTTCCGTTTTAAATTAAAAAATTATGAATAGACAAGAAATTTATACCCAAATTAAAAAGTTTGGGCTTCAGGAAGAGGTGAAGAAAGCATTTGGTAAAAACTTCACACAGGTTTCAACAGCAGAATTGGAGAGTCTCCTTTTCAATCATACTAATAAAAATAAAGCCAGTGAAACTGCAAAGACTGCAAAGGCTATTTCAAATAAGCCTGTCAATATAGACAATGCTTATGAGGCAGCATGTCTGACTTTCTTAGGAACTCTTAAGGGTCTTGGAGTCCTGGATTCTTTATTAACTAAATTATAAATATCATAGGAGAAGAGTTTAACACACTCTTCTCCTTTATTTTTTTAGTATTATGATACTACAAAAGGATGGTGGAGAGGTAGAGACATTAGGAGATGTGCAAAAATTTAAAGTCTCCATAGATGAAAGAAATCTTAGTCATATTGTGACTATTCTGTCATCTAATCTCTATTCCTATCCAATGAAATCTTTTCTTAGGGAGACTATCTCAAATGCTGTAGATTCTCATACTGAGGCAGGTTCTAAAGAGCCTATAGTAGTTACAATCACTGATGATTCTATATCTGTAAGAGACTTTGGTACAGGAATATCTCCTGAAACTTTTAAAGAAATCTATATTAATATAGGCAGTTCTACTAAAAGAGATTCTAATAATTATATAGGAAGTTTCGGTATTGGACGCTTTAGTTGCTTAGCTGTAGCAGATTTAGCCAATATTACCTCTTATTATAATGGCAGGGCATACTATTATGTAATGAATAAGGATATAGACCAATTACATATAGATTTACTTATGGAAGAGGCTACTACAGAACCTAATGGAGTAGAAGTTAAAGTTCCTAATAAGATTGGAG